CAATTAGGTACTTAGCAAATCTAAGAAATTAACGATGTCCGTTAAAAAAAGGGGAAAATTTTCGCCTCCAGTCGCCTGGAGGTTACATAAAAACCCTCGTAAAAACGAGACACACGCTTACGCGTGGTAACTTCACAGATCGACTAAACGTCAACACAAACTCCAAAATAAGGATAACTGTTCGTGCCCCCAACGACCGTTCCATTGGGGTGACTAGATTTTATAACGCTCTAGACAAACGTCTCCACCGTTTAGGCAAGGCAGACATCCGATCATGCTTGTGTTTACGCCATGAACAGCGCGTGTTATCTTAAATGGTAACACCTCATTAGAAGTTTATCGTCATTTCGGACGGGTTTAACTATGCTGCTGTTGGCAGAGAATCCATACGATATATAGTTGGTGTGTTAATAAAAAACAATAAACTATAATCGATTCCCGCTGAACAATACACGTCCACACCTGAATTTGTTGAAACAGAAGTAGAATTCGATTCTGCTAATAATGTAACAGTATCTCTATCTGAACCATCAAGAGAAGAACCTAATGTTCTATCATAAATACCATTTGTAAGGAACTTATAATTAGAGTACATGGGAACACTCGCAGACAGGGTTGATTGTGTACGTGTATTGGTTAATGCCATACCACTATTTCCAGCAGAAAATATATTTACAACATGACGAGCTCGTTGTGACGCTGAAAGAGAATTTAAATTTGATGTAATAGTATCATAATTTGACACAGATCTAGTTTTCGATTCTCGATCCATACTTAATCGTGAGTATGATGTCGTTAACGGGTTCAATTGGTAGTCAATGGAACCTCTATTTCCTAAGAAACACATGGATAACCATGTGAGAGGGTGCCAATTGACATAATTATATGGTTCGGCTACGCCAGACACAATACCAATTGCACTGTGGATACCCAAAGGGTCAAATCCCGGATAAATAGGATTTCTCGAAGTTATACTCCGGACCGCATTTGAAGAATCTGCAGGTAATGTTGAAAAACCAAAACGATAAAAATACATAGATCTATTTAGGAGAGTTCTCATAGTAACTATGGATTCACCATGATAAATGAGATTTATATTTGAATCAGTTTTGGTGGGTTCGCCACCAATATCAACACTGGTTGAACTTACATCGTAAGAAACAGGTTGAGATTGGATAGTATATGCTCCAAATTCATTGGAGATATCTATGGGTGTGGCAAACTCTATATTTTCAGCGCCGCGAACAAATACTAAAACTTTAATAGTCGCCGAAGCAACTGGAGCTGTCTGTCGATTAACAACACGTACTGTTAAAACACCATTAGAAACTGTTGAATCAGTAGATAATGGTGTTGTAGAAAATTGTGTTGAACCAACTGTAGTATTTGTAAGCAAATAGGCAGTGGGTTGGAGGTATGGAACTCTGAATTCGATATCATTGTTCTCGGTTATATCAAAAATTTTGGTATAAATACGATTTGAGGTGTTGAACTGTGCGCCAGGAGTGCTGTTAGGGCACCATGCCACTTCAATTCTACCTTTATGGTATTGAGAACAAATAATTTTAAAACGATAAATAATATCACCACGCCAATATTTAAAAAGAGCAGAAGCCATGAATAGAGGAGTTGTAGATAACTCATCATATCCAGTAAAACTGGTTTTAATGTTGGGTGATGAATAAACACGGACGTTCCATAAAAGTTCGTCTGGTGCTTTAGTTGACGCCCAATCAAAAGCGGTGTAATAAGATTCACGAGCTACAAAATTTCTTATTGAAAGCTCATCATCAATTTTAACGCCAATAATTGTGGGATCAATTGATACTTCGTTTTTCGAGTCCAGAGTTAACTTCTCTGTGGCTTTTCCAATATCAGTAGCTGCTAAGTGTGGGATAGCAGCGGGTCGATAATACGGAACATCTGAGATGTTGGGTACATTGGAATAACCAAAAAGAGAAGCCATATACGCTAGTGAGCCAGAAAACATTGATGTGGCGGTCATATATGGACCTATCACAGGAACATCTCTGAGCATATTAGCAGCGCGCGCGATTGCAGAAGCTGGTTTTGACACAGCGCCTTCGCACGCATATTCATCTTCAGCTTTAGATTGGAGAGCATCTAATGTAGATGGACCAGCCAATTCTACATCAGAAGCCCATGCATAAATTGAAATATCACAAGATGAACCTACAACTGAATTTGCATTCAGGAGGTCATCAAAAGATTCTAAAATAAGAGTCCCCATTTGTGACATATTTAATGCTGTGGTTTCCAACCACTGCTTATGATAAATAAATGGCAGCGTTAAGCTACCACCCTGACAATTTTGTGGATACAAATATATGTGAGGGCGCTGCGAACATGGTACTAACGTTTTGCCAACAGATAAAGGTTGAGGCTGAAATATTGGTAAAGGTATGTAAGATAATAATGCAGCACCATAATAAAATGGTGAAGCATTGATTACAACTTTAATATTCAGATCGCACTTAATGTAAGCATAGTTGTCTAGTTTCTTCACGATGGTAGCATCAGTGAAGAACCTAGTCCATGGATCAATGACAGTCTCAGGGATTGTAGTTCCTTCAGTCCAAACATATTCGAAAATACGAGTTGGTCGAGAAAGAAAATCTTTTAGAGACGCATTGGAAGACGTATCTAGTGGCGCTCTAGCAGTGCCAGGCAGCATAGAAACATCTTCGCTGGCTTCAGCATCCATGAAACCAACGATCTGCTCTTGAGAAGACTCAGGAGCAGTAGAAACTGGTTCAGATTGTAAACAATCTAAATCAGTTGCTGGTGTGAAATTCACTATGTATCGAATTCCACTATATTTATCAGAAAAACCATTCTGATCCTGGGTAACATTTAGGATGTTACTCCCTTTGGCAAGTTTACTCGGACTGCCCGCCTTTTTATTGATAGTAATAAGGTGGTAAGATGTCGTGGGATATTACTCCACCACAAATTCCGAAGTTGTCAACTCCGGTAGGACCAGGATCCTAAATGAACTTTTATTGATTAACGTGAGAAAGTTTCATAAAAACTCACGAATGGACGGGTTTATTTTGTTGTATATGAGAAAATTCCGCAAAAACTCATAGAGTAGTAGGTTACTCAACCTTCGTACGTTCTTTATCTGTATTTTTAAATTCCTCAACCAAGAACGACCAAGTTGGGAAAACGCTATCAGATGACCAGGATTCTAATGATAAATCTTGGACTACCTGTTGCAACACTAACCTTTTGTTTTCGAAAGTTTCTTTTCCGTAGAAAAAGTACTCACGAATAGCAGAGGAAATAACTGCTATACATTGTTCCTGCTCTGTTATAGAGGTGGATCTCGTCCAGACCATAAGCATTTTCTCAATAGATTCATGTTCTAGTGGAGCTAAATAAGCTTCGACATCTAGATCATATATGAATCTTCTTTTAAGAAAAGATACATCTGTTAAGTTTACATATGGAACACTAATAGCTTCCTTATCGGGCATGGTATATGTAATACCCATACCTTGGAATGAATGTGCTATAGTAGTGTGAGTGTACCAAGGACAATTAACTGAGACAGACATGATATTGTCATCACCGTAGGTCATGAGAGCTACATTTGACTTAAATGTAACTGATTCATGAGCCGGATTTAAATTATAATAAACATATCTCATCATCAGAGAATTAGCTAGACCATTAATAATAACAGTCAAAGGATGTCCAGAGGGATTAGACCCATAAAATTCCACTAAGTCACCATCGAAATCAATCAATGGAAATGCTGTATCTTGTGCTATACCGTCAATAACCCGCAAATCATCAGGTGAATAATTGCCTGATCGCTTACAAATAGCTTTCAAAATCGTGAATGCAGCCAGCACGAATACTGGACTCATCTTTTTATCGAAAGCTTTGTAATCACCTGCAATCATCCGCGAGGAACCATATTTGGTGACATATTCACATATACCACCCCACTCGTATGATTGAGCTATGGTACCTGGGGCCGACTCAAAAACAAATCTATTGTTTTGAATCAACCTAACGGATGATAGCAGATATTTACGGACGACGATAGACCAATCAAAGGGAGCCCCAGCGAATACTCGCGTTTTACCCGACTTTATTTTCTTAAAAGAAACTGGCTCATCCTTAAGATGTGCACAAAAGTTAGGCATAGCTCTCTTTCCACTATGATATGTTAAAATTATCTTATCAACACGCTGCATAATCTCATCATCAACCTCTACCGGATCTAATAGTCCATGTTGAGGAGGAATCTGTTTAAGAAAAAATTTTTTAGATTTCTTCCAAGGATTTCCAGCTGAAGTGGATCGATTGATCTTATCCACGTAGGATACTCCGGCAGCTCCATTTATGGTTGTAAAATCGTCATAAATATTCACAGATGACATATCTGGGAGCGACTTGAATATATCATCTAAAAAAGATGATACGCATTCATCAAGTATACCGGAGTGTATATCAACTACAGGATTCACTATATCAGAAGCGGCTATACGCCAAGGCTCCCAACCTTTCATAACAGGAGGACCAAATTTTATTTTGTATCCCAATGGTGAGAGGTGTCGGCTCATTGGTGTAAGACCAACCTGTGATTTGTGTGAAGCTCTAAAGCCGGAAAAGGAACCATAAACTGATGCTGAACCACCATCAAGAAATCGGAAAACCGATTTAGAGTGTAAAACATCCAAAGATCGCTCAGCAGTTTCTGAGGATAAGGAGGGAACACCACTCTCGATGGTATGGATATCATCTTCCATATAGGGCAGCAAAAGTTCTTGCGTCAGGGCTATAGCTCCAACACTATTGGTGTATCTACTACCCAACACATGTAATCCTAGGACAACGAATCCTTTAACAGTCTCACCAATTAAAGTTGATCCACAATCACCATTTACGGCTTTAAAGGCGCTACTAGAGTACCAAATATCACCTGTAAATTCGGGCAATTTTATATCATATTTAGGTAAAAGTTTAATGCACGATAAGTCGTTTTTAGACAAACTTCCAGATCTACTCTTTGAGAGATAGAAACCAGAGGTTTTAATATCAATGCTCTTTTTGGCTAAATATGGGAATATATTTTTCCGAGGGGGTAAATTGGGGATTTTAAAAATTAAGAGGTCATGTTCTGGGATTCTAACTATTTGCGATTCTGAAAGATACACGGTAATATTTCGTGATATTCCTTCTTCGACTGGTTCACAAATGATAGTAAAACGAATTGTGTTTGAGAAAACTGGTATATTGTAATTGTTTATAATATACTTTTGTCCTCGAAGACACAATGCTTTTCCATAATGTACCTTACCAGGTTCACCAGGAAAACTAAAGCTTATAAGATTGCTTTTAATCAAGTTACAAAAGGTATTGGCACACAAACTTTTCGAAGAAAGAGTCTGTGCAGTCAAATCAAATGATGACAATTTAAAACTATCTTTATACCAAACATTGTTTCGTTCATTTAGATCAGGTGTGGGAGATTCACCTATATTGTCAGAAATATTTCCTTGTATGTTAAACCGGGAAAATATCTTATAGGTAAAACCAGCCGTAGCTAGTATAGCAGCAATGGAAATCAATATTTTTGGATGGCCTATATTTGTTCTTATAGATTCTCCCATATAATGAAACCTAAGCTTCATATATGTGTATTGAAATCCAGCTGATGTTCTATACCAGATGAAAGTCTTCCAAACTCGATACAACCAAAAATGGGACATTAAACTGTCAAATAAGTTGTAAAGACTGGATCGTAATATAACGAACAAGAATTTCATCAGCAGATCACAGAATATAGCAAAACACTCCAAGCCTTGATTGAAACTTTGCACCTCGCAATCACATTTCTCAATGGATTGAAAACACATTTTACAATGTGTAGAAGAGGAAGCTAAAGCCTCAGGACATGGTTTTTCCTCATCATGAACATCATAATGTTTTTCACACACACAACCCTTAATTGGGATGTGGCATTCATCACATAGTATGATAGTTCGAAGTTTTGATATAGACTCAGATACAACTGCTTGATTAGAATCGAAAGCTGATACGGCACCGTTGAACCACTTGATAAAAACATTAACATCATCTGTCACAAGACAAGATTCAGTTTTTGCAAGTTTTTGAGCATCAGTGGTTTTACGGATGATAACTTTTTCTACCGTCCAGATCCAAAAGTCAGGGTATTCTCCATCATTTACGGACACTTTAGATGAATCTAAAGAACCGTCTGGATTTGCGAATTGATCCTTGACAATTGGAGTTATGATGTATGGTAGTCGGCGCTGTACTGCAGATGGGTGAGAGAAGTAATAAGCACAATTCATATCTTTGACATTTGTTGTTGCTATGACTAATTTACACCGCATAGGAGTGCGACCTTTATCAGCCAAATCAGCTTGGTCAGGTCCAAATGGTGTTGGATTACAAAGCTGTATAACCTCACTCATAGATGGATCACCTTGAGAGGCACATGTGGGCTTGATAGATGCTACATCATCGAGAACCACACACCACTGTGAGGTTGTGAATCCATCCCAATACTTTGCCACAGGATTGCGCGTGTAACAAAAAGAGGGATCATTATCAAGACCTTTTAAACTAGCATAATGATAGAATAATAGATCCTTGATAGTTGACTTTCCAATACTCGATTCACCATTAATTAAAACAGCAAAAGGAGCGATCCTATGTGCTCGGGCAGCGCGCTTGGTACATAAATCATTTTTGATGTACTCAAGGTCGTTAACAAGAGACTTAAGATACTTAATGTCGGATTTGGAGATAGAAGAGGAGTGACTCAAAATATTGTGTCCCTTCTCAATAGTATCATCCAAATCAGAACGGAAAGCGGATTCAGTAAATCCATGTGCTTCAGGGTTACTAAGTAAAACAGACTGGCGCTTCAGAATAACAACAGAATCAAAATATTCTGTATATACCTTTCCACTATGAAACAAAAGTTCCAATTTTCCAGTTTTTAAAACTTGGTAACCTCTCTCACAACAGAAGATAAGTGTATCGCAAAGAGTGGAGACAAAGTCAACACCCATGTGATATCTCTTTTGAAGAGCTTCATGCTCGAATATTGTATAACCAAATGTAGTAAATGATAATCCAAGCTTGTCGAAGAGAGAGAAGCTGAGGGCATACAAATATATTTTATAAACTCGTTTGTATATTTCCGAATTACGAAAAGCTGTAAATTTGGTAAATAAATCCCGAGCAGATCCAATATATTCTTCTGCTGACTGAATTTCTGTCAGGGAGGAGATCTCCTGAAAGATCCTCTTAGCATAATCAACTAAGCCAATTTGTTGCAAACTACCACGAATTCCTTTTCTACATCTAAGACGTAGGAAATTTGTGACAGCAAACATAAACTTTGTATAATTAATGCTAGGCCCTGATAATGAATCATAAAGTAGGTAAAATAATCCTATTAAGTCTTCAAGAAGAAGTGAAATCCAACTCTCTTCGGAATCAGATATATCTTCAGTGAAATACGAAATTAGATCATTCCACCCATTTTGTTCAAGTTCAGAAACAGTGGGGGTGTTGGGGGCAGTTGCTGAAGACTGCAGCTCCCAACCTTCATCTTGCGCTAACTCAGCACGCATTATTCTGTAATAGTTTTGAGAATTTGTAGAAAAGCTTTTGTAAGCTTTGATCGTATTTTCTTTGATTGTAACCATAGTAGAATATTTGATGAAGGTTCTCCATATTAACCCAACTTCGAAAGGGGTACTTGAAGGTGTGATCAGACGACACATTGTTGTGGTTTTAAACACATAAAGACGCAACGTCGCCTTTCGCTTTGTTTTCCTCTTGCGAATATGAAGGGTTCATTGTCCCAAACAAAAGAGACCATCTAACTACACAAATAATTAGTGCAAGATGGAGCGCAAATTCACGTTTGTATGTAAACGCATAAAACATTACTATGTGTGTACAATTTTAGAGTAAAAATCGCACGAAATACGCTTTATCGGCTCACAAATTCCTTGTGTGTACAGAGGGAAATGATGTGAGGTGTTTCTTTTTAAATAAATGATTGTGTTAATGTGTTTTCAAAAATAGGAAGACATATAATACATAAGTCAAAAATTACTTAAAAAGAAGTATAAATATATACAAAAATGGGGGATGTTCAATAGTGAAGGGTGATTCACTAGATGGAGCAAAACTAAAAACCGGTTGCTGGTTGTATGCAACAACTACAAAAACAAGTTTCAGTTTAAATTCTTCTACAATTTGAGAAGAATTAATGTGTAACTGCGCTAGATATATACTAGGGCATGGGCGCATTACACTAACTAAATTCTATAAATAGAAAAGAGCCTACCATGATTACGCACATGCAATATAAAAGGGGGTTCTTTTTTGTTAACTAGTAGGAAAATAGATTCCGGCACAAAATAGAAAATAAACCGAAACACTTATTTCAAGTTTAAGTCTGTCGTATACCTTGGGGCATTACGATGTAAAAGCTATAACAATGTATTATATTTTTGTATGGGTATGATTGTTTCCAGTGTCAATCCATAAATAATATAGGTGACACGGAAACAGTGATACATACATAAATCGAAAGTTATAGTTTCAGGACTTTATCCGTTGAAATAAAAATATATAGAATTTGAA